TACCGCTCCCAATTTTGTGACATTACAGGACCAGGTTTAGGTGTTTTAATTTGCTTCTGAGCCATCCATTTAAACGGATTTGCTTCATTTATTAACTCTCTTCGAGTGTACATACACATTTATTTATTGAAATCCGATCGTGAGCGTGTAAATTCAAGTGTATGAATGATGATCCGAAGATTGTTGCAGAAATTGATTTAAATGAAGTTGGTGGATTTCTGTCGAGGGCAAATAGTAATAAAGCATTGTCTGAAAATGAAAAGAAGAAGCTGATTCAAAAAGGCACGAAAGCGTTCGAGAAGTGGATGGATGCTATGGGATTTAATTGGAGAGATGACCACAACAGTCTCAACACCCCTTATCGCTTCACTAAGGCATTTGTTGAAGATATCGCAAGAGGTTGTTATGAAGTAGAACCAAAGATCACTTCGTTTCCTAATTACGAAGGGTATGACGGTATAGTATTTCAAGGTGGTATACCAGTTAAGTCACTCTGCTCACACCATTTAGCACCATTTATGGGAAGAGCTCATGTTGCATATATTCCTAGTAAAACTGGAGCAGTTATAGGATTATCTAAACTTAATAGAATTGTTGAATATTATGCAAGACGTCCACAAATACAAGAAGGACTTACAATGCAAATATGTCAAGCAATCGATAAAGTTTGTACTGGCAATAAAGGTGTGGCTGTTTTAGTAGAAGCTGTACACACCTGTGTATGTAATAGGGGTATCAAACATGATGGTACAGGAATGAAAACAGCTCGCATGACTGGTGACTTCTTGGAAGATGCCGCAACGAGAGATGAGTTTTATAGGTTTGTAGAAAGAGCAACAAAAGCATGAATAATGACGAGATATCTAAACAGCTAGATACTAGTATTAACGATGAAGACATGGTTATGCGTGTGATACCTGTCGTAGCTAGTGATATTCCTCTTAATTTACCTGATGGGCATACTCCCGACAATGGTCAGATAATGGCCTGGACACCTCATCAAGTTAGAGATCTACAATCCAGAGTTGGATTTTATTTCAATGCAGATGACAAATATCATGCGCCTGTGATATTGCTTTATAGTGAATCAGGTAAAGAAGTAGGTGAAGCAACTTGTGAGCGAATAGAATCGTTTGAGAAGCTAGTCGAGAGACTCAAGGTGAATAATTGTATAGTTCATCAAATTATACAAAATAGTATAACTGGTAGCTTTATGTTACGTAAGTTTGATATACCTGAAAATTTCGATTATACGTTACATTTAATAATTCAAGCTGTGAATGAGATATTGTACATAGCTAGTAAGTGTTTCAATAAAGACGGCAAGATTCTCGATAGATTGTATCCAGATGTAGTTAATTTAGCTAAGAAAATAGTAGAATCACCAAACAAATGAATAGACGTAATTTATTAAAGACGCTATTAGGTACAACGGTAGCGATAACTATACCGTGGACTATTCCGGTTAATTCTTGGAAAAGTTTAAAAATACGGTCTGCAGAATTGGTTAAAAAGTGGGAACCATTGTTGCGATATGCTTCAAATGATATTAAACCACTCCATAAAGATAAGTGGGAAGATTTAGCTTGCTTGATGGAATATACAGAACAAACGTATCTAAAATATAAAACTAATACGAGAGTTTTACAGTACTTAATTCCTGCTATTAGAAGATTAGAAGGTGATGTTAAACCTGTTGCAGGTGAAACTTATGGTAGAGAATATTTAGAATTTGAGTTATATATGAATAGACAGGATAAAGGTCATTGGTTAACTCAGCCACATTATAGTGATTATTACTGGGTGGAATTAAAAAAAGATTTTAAAACGGTTCGCTGTTATCTCACTTAGGAACTATAATACAATCTATGTGTGAATATATTTGTAACTGATCCTAGTCCAATTCAGTCTGCAGTGTGGATGTGTGATACGCACTTAAAATCAAAAATGATCTTAGAAAGTGCTCAAATGTTGGCTAATTGCTTCACACAAGATAGGTTAAGTAAAGCAGATTGTCCTAGAACTAAAAAAGGTACTGTATGGAGTTATGCTCACCCGAACCACCCGTGTACAAAATGGGTAAAAGAATCTAGAGGTAATACATTCTGGTTATGTGAACATGCATTAGCTATGGCTGTTGAGCGTAGATTGAGACGACCAGATTATAACGACCATCATAGTATAGGTTTTATACGGTGGGTAGTATTAAACATAAATGCTCATATTTCTACTAAATGTGAAATGACACCCTTTGCAGTAGCTATAGGTAAAGATAAAAACTGTAGACAAGTAGCTGGATTTAATGAAATGAATGTGTTTGATAAATACAAACTTTTTATAAAGCTAGATAAACCATTTGCAACATGGCCTGAGGATAGAACACCTAATTGGAAAAAAGATGCCTAGATATAATAAAGAAGCAGATATTCGTAGACAACAAGCACATTCTTTTAGAGAGCGTGATCGCATGGTACAAAAGCATTATGGATCATGGTTAGAATATGACCATCGTAGAATGCTTCACGACATGGGTAAAGGTCCTTCACCTAAAAGCCCTGAACAATACCTACGTGAAGAAAATCCATATAGTGGTTTTTAGTATTTAAACTAAAGTGTAGCAGGCATTCCATCTTCATCTGAAGTATTACCATAATCTACTTCAATTCCTTTTGAAGCTACATTGTTGACACCTACGTCAATAAGTGCATCTAGTTCGTCTTGAATAAACGATTTACTGATTAACACTTTTTGCGAATTATCAGATCTGTTTCCTATAGAGAATTTAACGTTCTCAAAACGTCTGTCACCTATTTGTACATCAAACTCAACAACAGGTCTATCTTCTTGGTTGCCAGCACCTACATTTATAGTAACATGATCTACTATTGGCTTCATTACGCGTTTATTATTAGCAGTTACAAATGTTACTTTTGAACCTTGTACCTGTATATCCTCACCGTGTAACACATTAAACCCACCATTGCCACTGTCTACTTTAGCCTCTACAGTACCAACACCTTTTACGTGAATGGTTTCTATCAGCCCAATCACATATTTTTCTACAAAGAATTGTGCAAAAGTTGATTTCATTACATTGTATACATTTCACTACCATCATTATCGCCTGTACTACCTGTAGTGTCTAGAGCTCCAGCGAATGCACCGTTTTGATATTGTGATGAAGACGTGTTGCCTATATTTTCAATAATCTTGGCTAAAGTGTCGCAGCAAGCTTGTAATGAATCAATTTGAGCATCGCCTCTACAACCTTGATCAATATCCATTTTTAGATGGTTCAGATCATCAATAACACTATTTAACATACAACCTACATCCTTATTATCTTCTTCACCCGGTTGTCCGTCAACACCAGCTTGTATTATTGCTACTGATTGACCAGATACACCACCGTTTTGTGGTGCTACGAAACCGATGTTCATTTCAGTGTATAATGCTCGTAGAGCTTTTTCGTCGTCTGTGTTAATCATTTTGTGGTATTTGGTTAAGTTGATTTTCAACAGAGGTATTATTGTTCATACCTAAAATATTAACGAGTATATTTTTTGTATCCTCTATTGTTTGTGGGTTTTCAGCTTGTATACTCGTTTCATCGTGTATACCTGATGATTCAAACGTGTTTTTAATTTGAATCATCTCTTCTTCTTTGGGTGTATATAATAGCGCTAAGTATGCTAACTTGAGAAGATATTCTTCACCTTTTGATGTGAGTGGTGCAGGTGCACCTTCAGGTGGCGCTTGATCACCATCTGGTGAAGGTTTAGTTATATCTTTATCGTCGCCAACTGTCTGTTGAGCTAGCTTTTCAATTTCAGAAGTCTGCTCTAGTTGAAGAATTGCGTTTAATAGTATCTGATCTACTTTTTTCATCTGATTTTACGTGCTACGTTACTTATTTTTTGTGAAACTTTGCTCATCATTTCACCATATGCTTTATCTATTTTACCTTGTGGTGTACCCATTCCAAGAATACCACCTTTTGGTTTTGTGGCTAATGATTTAGCCATGTTGATAGCCTTTTCATCCTCTGGTGTTATAGTTTCGTTTGGATTAACGTTTTCCTCTTCCTCACCTGAAGGAACTTCTTGAACAGTTACTTTGTACTTTGCACCATCTATAGTAACATATAAAAATGGGTGAAAGTCTTCTATTTCGACGTCAACGCCTTCTTTTTCCAATATGTCACCTATTACATATTTACCTCTATTTGCAGAGTATCTAGATGCATCAGGGTTGTTCTCTTCAAGTAATCTAATAAATCTTCCCATATAGTTATTTATTTGCAGCAAGTAATTTATTGTTTACTTGTTGGAAATAATCAGAACTTAGGTATTTTAGACCTCTTTTATCAAGATATTTTATTAGTTTATTGAGATTAAATGGCTTAAAAGCATATTTTTCAAACTTGAGTGATATTTTCTCGATTTCATGTACAGCGTCTATTTCACGGCCGTTATACTTGATTATAAAGTCGTAATACAGTGGATACGGTTTTTTAATAACATATGCTGGTATCAGTTTAGGTATTAGATTTTCAAGGCGTGTTATAGCTTTTTGTGTGTCTGCGCCGTATTCAATTATAGAACTGGTTCTAAGGTTGTATTGCGTGTTAAGGTATAATACAGTTTTTATACCGCTTTGTAGCCCAGCTATAGCTTCATCACATATTTCTTTTACAATGAAATGTGTCATAATATCAAACACATCTTTGTGATTGTAACTCTTATCTATTAAATCGTATTCATTTAAAGCTAGATGAATAGGTACCCACGTTTTTTCTATAGTTGTATGTATGTCTTGAATCCAGATTCCAGGTATTATATTCATTTTATTTTGCTTATTCTAAGGTTTATGATGCCGTTATAGTAGTTTTCATTTAATAATACATCGTGTTCAAATTGTAACTTTGCTTCAAAATATGCGAGCTGGCTCTTGCTATAACACCATCTAACTATTTCAAATGTAAAATTCTCTTTACCATATTTTATTATATCTGCGTTTACTTCATTCGATGAAGATGTATATGTTTTCCAATCAGTTTCAACTACTTTTGACCTTTTACGTGCTTTTCCTTTCAGTGGTGGTAGTTTTCTCTTTGATATCATTTGCTTCTTGCCAATATATTTTTTACCTGTTATATTGTTAGTTATAATGTATATAAAGCCGTATGGCTTTTCGGGTACAGTGCAGTTAAATGATACACCTTGACCCAGTCGCCAGTGGCCTGTATCCCACCACTGTTCTTGTGGTTCTAGTAGTAATACCTTACAACATGTACTAGATAGTGTAGGATTTAGTACATGTTTCCATTTTTCTACAACTTGTAATGGTTTGAGGCCCATATAAATAATTATAATGGCTAAATCAATGTTCAACCCAGGCGATATTGTACGTGTAGTAGATCGCCCTACAGACGTCAATAAAACAATACAATCGCTTGGTGGTAAAGCAGGTACTGTTGTAGGTCGTAAAACGGGTAGTATGCGGGTATACTACTTTGTAAAAATCGGCGACACAGTATACAAAATAACACATGCATCAAATCTTAGAGGACCTCTCTCTAAAAGTGCTCTAACTAATCAGCACTATGACAAGCTACCGTCAGATAGTAAATATACACATTATTATAGCAACACGACATTGGAAGTATACAATGTCGTAGGCATGGAGTCAGAAGATATATATATACTCGCTAAACCTTCCGGTAAAGTGTTATATGTTAGATCTGATGACCTCAAACGTAAATATACACCTATACCTAAAGATAAGCTACATCTCATAGAACCATCTTCATATATGTTTAGTGCATATAAACTGCTATTGAACGAGCTGTTAGAGGATCCAAAGCAATATAATAAGTTCATAAAAACTGTGAATAGATGTTTTCATGGATTACCTTTGTTTGGTAAAGATGTTATTAAAGATCTTATACAAGACGGTAAATCAACGCGTGGCATATTTAAGTATAAAATATCTATGACAGGTAGATATACAACAATAGAAATAGAAGAAACAGTAGGAATTATTACGAAGACATCTACTGGTCCTTGGATAGGAAGAGTTCGTATTAATAAGAACTGGGAATGTCAAGATCTTTTAAGTCTAGAAGATCAAATATACAAATTCAAACCACATATTCAAATGCGAGATCAGCTAGATAAAGGTGGATTAGGTGGGCTTTTTGATTTGTGATTTTTCTTACGTCTTTTTATCTTACCTTTTCTAGTAAATGTACCGTAGTTAAACGTATCGCGTGCGTCGCCAGGTGCATAAAAATCAGATCCACCTGGCACTTGTCCACCATATTCCATAGACCCAGCATCACCAAAGACGCCTCCAGCACCTGATGTCATATCTTCACTATATAATTTTAACATCATTGAATAAATTGTGTGGAAATCGCTACGCAACATGTTAATATTTATCAATATGAGTAACCCTTTAGAGCCATATCTTGAAGAAGTAGCTAAGGATCTAAAAATAGATCAGTTTAATGTCAAGGAAGTTCAATTAAGATCACCTTCAAGAAAACACTATTGGGTAGCAAGGTTAATAAACACAAAGATTAAGCTTAATGCGTTAAAGAACAAGAAAAAGGCGTTAAAGAATAGATTAATACAAAAAATACTAGATAATGCACCTACCAAATTATCAATGACTGCAGCTAGTAATGCAGCAGATAATAGTAAAGATTTAGAAGAACTTACTCAGCAAATAGATGAGTGTGAAATAGTTGTTGAATATTTAGATAATGTAGTTAAAATTATGTCTAATCTACATTGGGAGATCAAAAATATAATAGAACTTATGCAGATGGAGACGCAATGATAGTTTTAGACTACATACCTACAACTAGAAAGATTCAAATAACACCCGATGATATGGACGTGTTTAATGAATTGCGTGAGCATTTTTCTGTAAAAAACGAAGATGCTAAATTTGCTAAAGCAAAAGCAAGTTATAGTAAACAAAAATATGTACAAGATAGAAAATATATCATAACACCTACGGGAATGTGTCCGCCTGGGTTATATGGTGAAATAGAGAACTACTTACATACGCAGCAAATAACTGGTGTACGCCACACTGATAGATACATAAAATATGTATCGAGTGGTATAGATGCAAACGTGTATGATGATTTAAATTTAAAACTTAGATACTATCAAAAAGAAGTTATTAAGCGAGGTTTGAGTACTGGTTGTGGTATATGTATAGTAGGAACAGGTGGAGGTAAAACATTAATATGTGCGTCATTAATACAATCATATTATGAAGCCTGTGAATATAAAGATTCGTTTAAATGCTTGTTGATTGTTCCTAATATAGGATTAGTAGCACAGACTTATAAAGATTTTCTAGAGTATGGAGTAACGTTTAATATGACGACATGGACAGGTAAACAAACACCCGATATGTCAGCAAATGTTATAATATGTAATTCTGCTATATTAGTAAGAAGATATGATAGTAATAATTGGATACAAAATGTTGATCTTGTATTAGTAGATGAAGTACATGCATTATCTAATGCAAATAAAGTATCTAAAGTTATATCTAAGATTAAGACTATTAACAAATACGGGTTTACAGGTACACTACCTATTGAACCATATACAAGATGGAATGTTATAGGAGCTATAGGACCTGTACTATACGAAAAAACGTCTGACGATTTACGTAAAGAGGATTATCTTGTCAATGTATTTGTTAATAGGTTAGAAATAAAATACAAAACACCTATAGCAAATAAAACAAATAATGCATATTATAATGAATTAGAGTTCATATATATGAACGAATATAGAAATAATTTGTTGAAAACCATATGTAATAGCTATAATAAAAATATTCTGATATTGGTCAACCATATAAAGCACGGGGAGCAATTACTATCTGTTCTAAAACAGTTACAGAGGCCGGTATATTTCATACAAGGAAGTATTGAGGTTAGTGAAAGAGCTGATGTAATCAAACAGATGGAGATGGAGGAGGGTGTAATATGTATAGCTATTAGTAAGATATTTAGCGAAGGTATTAATATAAAAAATTTACATATGTTAATATTTGCATCTGGTGGTAAAGCATTCACTAGAACAGTTCAAGCAATAGGTAGAGGATTAAGAAAACATCCGTCAAAATCTGTCTTTAACATTATAGATGTTTGTGATGTGTTATACTATTGCGGTGAGCACGGTGCAAAACGCATGGCTATATACGATAGAGAGAAAATTAAATACAAAACAAAACAATTACAAGAAAATGGCTAAAAAAGAACACTACGTAAGTCGAGCAGAATTTGAAGACGAACTCAAAGAGTTTTATGAAACTGATATAATGTCTGATGAGCTATGTCTTAAAATTCAAAAAATAGCTAAAGGATTGAGCTATTCACCTAGTTTTATTAACTATTCATATCGTGAAGACATGATAAGCGATGCTATAATAAAAATGTATGTAGCTTTACGTGATAAAAAATTCATGTTTTCAGAAGGTTCTTCACCGTTTAGTTATTTCACAGCTATAGCGTTCAATGAGTTTGTTTCACGAATAAAGAAAGAAAAGAGACAACATGAAGCTGTTACCAATTATAAAGAACGAGTCTATGAAGAAATGATGACGGATCCTAATATTGTAGGTAGTGGGCATGTCTATGTTAAGCCTAATATGATTGAAGGTGATGAGTATGATAACGAAGCCTAAGATCGCAATCTTTTCCGATCTACATCTCGGTAAGCACAATAATAGTAGAGATTGGCACCGTGTTGCTATCGACTGGTGTGATTGGTTTATAACTGAATTGAGACAGCGTAAAATAAAAGATGTTATATTTTGCGGAGATTGGCATGATAATAGAAGTGAGATATCTGTACACACGTTAGACGTGTCAGGTATGCTTATAGACAAGTTTCAAGAGTTTAATCTACACATGGTGATAGGTAACCATGATATACCTTATAAACACGGTACTGAAGTAAATTCTGTATCAATATATAGTAATAGACCTAATATAAGAATATATACGCAACCATATTATGTAACAGCTTTTGATCGTGTGTTATGTTTTACACCGTGGGGAAGCGATATAACAATGTTACAAAAGTGTGACGTATTATTCGGCCATCTCGAAATACAAACATTTAAAATGGGACCGGTACGCGTATGCGATAAAGGTTGGACTGCATCTGATTTATTAAAAAAGTGTGGTCTGACTTTCTCTGGTCATTTTCATATCAGAGATGAGAAAAAATATAAAGAAGGTTCAATAATATACACCGGCAACCCTTTTCAAATGGACTTTGGTGATAGATCCGATACAAAAGGTTTCTATGTTTTAGATTTGGATACTCTTACATATGAATTTATTAATAATACAGTATCACCTGAACACTATGTTATTAAATTATCACACCTTAATAAAGACGGTCTTGATAAATTTAAGACTAAGATAATAGGCAACTGTATTAAATTAGACGTAGATATAGAATATGACATTAAAGAATTGTTTATACTTTTTGACAAAATCGCTGCCTATAAACCTTTCTCCTTTACACCAGACTACACATACATCGCACCAGAAGTTGAGTTTGTTTCTGGAGATGATAGCATATGTAATGGAATCGATATCAAACACACTATCATAGAGTATGTTGAAGCTGTTGAAATATACGGTAGAGAAAAATGCGTAGATTATCTAACAAACCTGTATGAAAAATGTAAATGAAAAGGGTTGAATATAAAAAATTGTCTGTAAAGAATTTTCTATCTATAGGTAGAGATCCAGTAGTTGTAGAGTTTACAAAAGGTATACATATTATTACAGGTGTAAATAAAGACAAAACAGATCGAAAAAATGGTGTAGGCAAGAGCTCAATAGCATGTGCGTTCTATTTTGCACACTTTGGTGAAGCTATACGAGATATCAAAAAAGATCTTATTATTAATGATGTCACAAATGAAACAGTAGAAGTTATATTAGAGGTAGATGTCATTGAAAACGGTATCAAAGACAAATATATTATAGAACGAAACCTTAAGCCTTCTAAGTTAACAGTAACTAAAAATGGTAAAGATGTAACATTAAGCACTATACCTGTTACAACAAATTATATATGTGCAGTATTAGGTGTAACACCTAGTTTAATGACAAATTGTATAGTTATGACATTAAACGATACTACACCTTTTATGGCTAAACCAAAAGGAGATAAACGTAAATTCATTGAAGATGTATTTGACTTAGACGTGTTTAGCCGTATGGTTACAGAATTAAAAAAAGATTACAAAGAAGTAAAAAGAGATGTAGAATTGAAAGAAACATCTGTGAATGAAATAAAACAAACTGTAACTATTTTAAAAGAACAAAAAGATAAACTTGAACAAATAAAACAAGAAAGATTAGATCTTTATATTAAACGACGTGATGAAAATATACGTGAACGCGATCTATTAACAGAGAAGATAAGTAAATACACCTCTCTCGATGTAAATGATCTAGATGAGCGAATCAATAAATGTATTGAAGCTTCTGATAAGTTATCAAAAACAGCCACACAAGCACAGTGTGTAATATATGAGGCAGAAGCAGAAATAAGAAGTCTGCAAAATGATAAGTCTAAGTTGTTAAAATCAATAGAACAAGGTATGTGTCATGAGTGTAAACGAGAAGTTACACAACACGATACTGAGCATTATGATAAACACATAACTACTATCGATAGAGATATAGATACTCTAAAAGTAAAAATAGATAAACACAAAATAATAGAGGCTGAAATTAAAACAAAAAGACAAAAACTGCTAAACGCAGCTAGTAGCTTTTCGACGCGTAAGCATGAATATATTAGTATAAAAGAAGAGCGTAAAGCAGAAATAAAACGGTTAGAACAGCTTAATGAGTGGCTCAAAGAACTTAATAAAGATATAGACAATGTTGAGAAATCTAACGATGATTTCATAGCTAACATAAAAAAAGAAGCTACAAGATTAAAAGATAATATAACACAACTCAACAAGATTCGAGAACAGTTTAAAGTTCTCGAATCAGCTAAATTTGTATTAGGCGATGAAGGAGTTAAAACGCATATAATTAAAAAGTTGATCGACCTTCTTAACAAGAAGCTTGTGCATTATATTCGTAAATTAGACGGCAATTGTATATGTAAGTTTAATGAATATTTTGAAGAAGAAATAATCAACACTAAAAAGAAGATTAGATCATATTTTAATTTTTCAGGTGCAGAAAAGAAAGCGGTTGATCTGGCGTGCTTGTTTACATTTTCAGATATAAAACGTATGCAAGGTGGTGTGTCGTATAATGTATCTATATACGACGAGCTGTTCGATACGTCGTTAGATGAAACAGGTGTCAATCTAGTTATTGATATACTCAATGAACGAGTTGAGCATAATAATGAATGTGTCCTAATTATATCACATAGAAAAGAAGCTATTAAAGCTGTGACAGGTGATATTATATATCTCGAAAAAAGCAATGATATAACACGACGTGTTGCCTATGATGGAGTTGATGGTAAATAATCGAGATGTTTTTAGTAACGCCTTCACCATTTGCTAGCCCGTTTGCGCAAGCGCCTATAGTTGCAAAGCAACCAGTCGTGCAACAACCACCTGAATTAACTTTACCTAGATTTTTAAATTATCTAGCTGATTTAGGTGGTTGTGCGCATTATAGAATACTATGGGCTGAACAGGTAATGAATAGCATGGGTATGTGTGTTAGCCATAGTAACACAGGTGTTGTAGGTGTACCTCAATGGTATCAAAATGCTAAAGTTGTGCAGATACAACGTCAAGCCTCAGATGAACATTTAGAATTTGTACACTTCTTAAAAGAAGCACAAAAACAAAACGGATTCAGAATGATATACAATATTGATGACGTTCCGTTTAGAGAACATATACCAGATTATAATAGGTTTAAATTTGCTTTTGATAGTGATAAAACGCGTCAAAATATAATCAATATCATGAACATGTGTGACGAGGTTATAGTTACATGTGATTATATGAGAAATTTATTTACAGAAATTACCGGTAAAAAAGAAATAACAGTCATACCCAATTTTCCACCACACTTCTGGATGGGGCATCAGTTTAATCGATCAGAACGATATGCAGCGTATGATAAACACAAACGTAAACCTCGTATACTATATCCAGGGTCGGGTGCACATTTTGACGTAGACAACAACGCAAATGGTAAAGACGATTTTGAAGATCTAATCAAATTTATAATCGATACACGCGTTCAGTATCAATGGGTATTTTTAGGTGCTGCACCGCCTGCGTTAATACCATATGTACAAAGCGGTGAGATAGAGTTACACCCATGGTCACCTCTTTTATTATTCCCTCGTGTTGTAACAAAATTAGATCCAACAGTTATCATAGCACCGCTTCAAAACAATTCATTTAATAAAGCTAAATCAGATATTAAATTTGTTGAGGCTTCTATGCTAGGTATACCGAGCTTGTTGCAAAACATCGAAACATACAGCACTGCACCAGCAGAATTGAAATTCGATAATGTCGACGATTTCAAAAATAAGTTAGAACAGTTGATTAAAAACAAGCAAAGATATTATAAACTGACTGATGAGCTGCGAAAATACGGCGAGACACGTTTTCTTGAATTGCCGCAGAACATTGGATGCTTCTATGAAGCGTATATGTATCCATATGGAAGCCCTGAGAGAAATCATTTGAAACGTTTCAATCCATCAGTATAATAGTTGCATGTATAGAAACTGTGTATATGATTACAAAAATAAAATCGTTCATTTATACACGTGGAATGAAGATGGCGAAAGAGTAGAATATACCAAACCGTTTTACCCTTATCTTTATCTAGAAGATCCAAAGGGTCAATTTACCTCAATATACGGTACTAAGCTAAGAAAGAAGGTTTTCTCTAATTCATATGAACGTAATCAGTTCATAAAAGAATCGGGCGTTAGACGCCTGTTTGAAAACATTCCACCCGTGCAACAGTTTTTAATTGATGAATATTGGACAACGCACGAAGATGAAAACTTCTTTCAACACCCATTAAGAATGTGGTTTTTAGATATCGAAACATATTCTAAGGGACACTTTCCTGATGTAGATAATCCTGAGGACCCTATTAATATTATATCGTTTTATGATTCATTAGATAAAAAGATATATTCATATGGTCTTAAGCCATATACAGGTGCAAATACAAACGTTAAATATACCTATTGTAAATCTGAAAAGGAACTGTTTACAAAATTTTTAGACCACGCTGCAAAAGATTATCCTGATGTTATATCTGGATGGAACTCTGATTATTTCGACATACCATACATCCTAAACCGTGGTGAAACAGTAATAGGCACAGATATACAGCGAATAGCACCACTTGGCAAGATACGTAAGCGTGCATTCATGGGCAAGTTCGGACGCGAAGAGGTTAAGTATCATATAGACGGGCTTAGTTTAGTGGATTATATCGAAGTTTACAAGAAATTCACAATGGTTAAGCGTGAATCGTATAAACTGGATGCAATTGGTGAAGTTGAATTGGGTCAAAACAAACTTGATTACGGTGATACAACGCTCGATAAATTAGCAGACAATGATTGGAACACGTTTGTCGATTATAACATACATGACGTACAGCTTTTGGTTAACCTTGAAGCTAAACTTAAATACATTGAACTGTTGAGAATGTTAGCTACCACTGGTCTAGCAACTCTTGAAGGAGCGTTAGGTACATTAGGTGTAATTACAGGTGCTCTATGCTGTCAAGCACGGAGAAATGGAGAGGTTATACCTACATTTGAAAGAGGGTTTGCAGATGGTCAGAATCCTGGTGCGTATGTAGCAGAACCCAAGCAAGGGTTTAGTGAATATATTGTATCTTTTGATGCTAATTCACTGTATCCTAATATTATGATTACATTGAATGCGTCACCTGAAACGAAGATAGGTCGCATTAATATTGAAGGTGATAGTGTAAATGTAAGAACCTTATCAGGTAAAATGTACACCTTACAAAAACACAAGTTTTTGCAATGGATACGTGCTGAACAATATGCATTATCTAAAGCTGGTATATTGTTCAGCCAAAAGAAAAAAGGCATCTTTCCTGAGTTTGTAGATAGATATTATAAAATGCGCGTAAGTGTGCGTGATACACTTAAACATAAGAAGGAGCTATTAGAAGAATTAAAGCGTGCAAAAGGAGACACTAAAGAAATAGCAAAGTTATCAGTTGAGGTATCAAACTTACATATCAAGCAGCATACTATCAAGATTCTTATAAATTCAGCTTACGGCTATACAGGTAATAAGCGTGCCGCATTGGGTGATGATGATGTAGCATCCTCTATTACATTAACAGGTCAAGAAACGATTAAACAAGCGAACGATATCATCATGAAACAAATCTCTCAGCGTATTCCAGAGTGTACGCGAGAAGAATTAGAAAATAGTATAGTTTATAATGATACAGATTCTGTGTATGCATCTTTAAAAGCTTTTGTTAACCGAGGCATGCCATTTAAAGATGGTAATGTGGTGACTGATGGTGTGTATAAACTTATTCAGGACATCGAAGATGTATTAAATAGCGAGATAAAGAAATGGGGTGCATCGTCTTTAAATTCACTTGATTGTAGGCTTGTCTTCAAGCGAGAAGCGATATGTGATGTAGGTATGTTTTTGAAGAAAAAACGATATGTTTTACATGTGTTAGATGATGAAGGTATAAAAGTCAACAAGTTTAAATATGCAGGGGTTGAAGTGGTGAGAACCACTATGCCCAATCCTATTAAACCGTATGCAAAGAAAATCATAGAGACAATGTTACTGACTAAATCTCTTGAAGAGACCACAAAAGTGCTTAACGAGACACATCAAGTGTTTTGTAAACTGCCACCAGAAGAAATCGCATTCGTAATGGGTGTAAACAATTATGACAAATATGCTGCTATATGTAGTGATTTTACTATAGGTAAAAAAGTGCCACACAATGTTAAATCAGCATATTACTACAACACGCTTTTAGATAAACTAAACCTAACACACAAATATGAAAGATTGTATTCAGGTGACAAAGTTAGATTTCTATATGTAGATAAAAGAAATAAATTCGGTATTGATAGAATTGGATACAAATATAGCTATCCGAAAGAATTTGAAGACATTTTTAAAATTGATTACAATATGATCTTTGAAAAGATTATGTTTAAAGTTATTGAACGATTTTATACAGCTGTTAACTGGAGTGTGCGTAAACCTTGGGAAGCTGTAAATACCGAATTAACTGCTTTATTTTCTTGAAATCTTGTAAAAATATTTTAGCATATTTTTATGAGCGAATGGAAACAATATAAGCGAAAAGGTTTGTCGGAAATGAGGCCCTATGTTGAAGGAGAAGTGTTATCTGATCGAGTTAGTATTTCACAAGCTGATATAGAAGCTGGTTCACCTAAAAAAGGAGATATGATAGCACGTAATCCAAAAGACCATAATGATCAGTGGCTAGTTGCGGAGAAATATTTCAATGACAACCTAGAAGAAGCTTGAATCACAAATAAAATATCTTAATTATAGTTATGAAAGAAAAGCAAATTGTATTGTCTGATCACATTGGTAGAATTGTAGCTGGTACGCTAGTAGAAGAAACAGATATCGCAGTAGTTGTGCGTAATCCTGTTATTGTACATGTTGAGCCACAGCCACAAACAGGTCAACTTAGTGTACACACATACCCGTATATCTTTATGGAATTTGTATCTCCTGATACGCGAGAGTCAAATAACTGGACATTTAGTAAGTCATCAGTTGCAATTTCTAATATCGACCTCGACGAAAGACTGAGTGAAGCGGTTAGAAATATCAACACCCCTAAGCAACCAGGTGCTGTTGGACCAGTTCCAGGTGATTCAAAAATCGTAAATTTATTTGATAACGAATAACTAAACAACCTTGCAGAGAGATTTTTGTCATTATAGCGTTGTATTGTGTTTGTTGACTCTCTGCAAGGTTGACCCTTTTTATGAATAAAGATGTATTAGATGCGTTAAATGTATTAGATTCTCCGTCAGCTACATTTCTTAATGAAAGTACGCTATCGAGAGTTGATGGATATATAGATACAGGTAGTATGGTTCTTAATGCCCTTATATCGGGGTCATTATACGGCGGTATTCCAACAGGAAGGGTTACAGTTCTAGCAGGTGAGTCAAAAGTAGGTAAGACATTGTTCTTCCTAAAAATTATGGCAAACGCTCAAAAGAAAGGATTAGTACCTGTCATATTTGATACTGAGTTTGCTATCGATGATGAAGGTGCAAAGAGATTTGGATTAGATACTACTAAAGTTAAGTACATCCCTGTTATATCTATTGAGGATGCACGAAACCAAATATTTAAATTTCTATCTCATGTTCGAGAAGCAGGACTGCAAAACAAATTTATTATAGGTATCGATTCTCTTTCAAATCTGTTTTCTGAAATGGATGTGAAAAGAATGGATAAAGATAGTACATCGGTTGATACTGGCACAAAAGCACGAGCAATGAAAACGCTCATGCAAACTATGACAAACATGTGTGGTGTTACGAAAACAACTGCTATATGCACAGCTCACATTTATGATGATCCGATGGAAATGTATCCTTCTTTAGAGAAATCTATACCAGGTGGTAAGTCTATCAAGTATCTCCCTTCTGTAACTGTTCAACTTGCACGTAAGCCTGTTAAAGATGATGGAGGTAAAACAATTGAAGATGAGCGAGCAGCTGGACAGAAAAATTATTCTGGTATCATCATTAGAGCTCTCACAGTTAAAAATAGATTAATTCGCCAATATCTTGAAGGTGAAATGTATCTATCTTTTGCAACCGGATTGGATAGACATTATGGTCTTTTAGATTTATTAACAGGAATGAATATTGTTGTGCCTACTGGTTCAACTTATCAATTACCTGATGGTACTAAACTGGGATATTATAAGAACTTCCGTAAGGATCCTAAATTCTGGAATAAAGTGTTGCCAGAGCTTGAAGCAGTTATCAAAGATAAGTGGTCATATAGCTCCATGGAAGATGTTCCAGATGAAGAACTCTCTGAAGAGGAACTTGATCAAGACGAGGTCCTCGAAAATAATACATTAGATTAGTTTCTAATACATCTTAAATACGGTTGTTTTATAACTTTAACACATGACCAATTATAATATTTGTTGTGTTTGTTTATAGGTATATTGGATCTTTTATATTCTTTAGGCCATCCGTTTCTTAAATGACCATATCTAGCTATTAAATTCATCATCCCTCTGTCTAATATGATATTTTTCTGTTTGAATGTGTTGATTAAATCTGTAATAGTACAAGTATAATTACCATGTTCAGGATGTGTAAATTGATATATACCTGCCCAAGATTTGTTCTTTAATGTATTAACTTTAGACAATTTTTCTTTATGTTTTATAAACGGATTATTTGTATCTCCTTTTTCATAACAAAAACATGACAATGTAGGTTTAAAATATTTGTTTAATATCTTGTTATCTTTTTTATACATTTGTAATATCTCTTCTTCATGTATGTACCTTTTTTGTTTCGTTGTCCATTTTATAATAGTAAAAATGAGATTGTTGTAGTTATTCTTTTTTGATTCAGTTAAGATTTTTTTATATTTGTTGTTATGTGATGGTGAACCATAATAATTATCATGAATGTTTATATTACATCTTGAACCAATATAAAAGCTACCGGAAGATATATCATCGACGCGATATATAAAATATATTTTACCATCTTTTCTTCTATATTTTTCATACTCTGGTGGAATTATCTTCATAATAATATATATTTATGGAAATGGATAGTAAAATAATGGACTCAAAAGTTGTTATTTCGTATTCTGGTGGATGCGATTCGACAGTGCTCCTACATATGGCTGCACAAAAATATAACGAAATACACCTTTTATCTTTTGATTATGGTCAAAGACATAAAAGAGAATTAGAATGCATTGATCTGCAAATAGACGATGTCATGAAAAAACATCCTGGCATGAAGCTAATCCACAAACACCAAACAGATGTGCGCTATATTAAAGATCTGTCTCCAACCTCTTCGCTTACAAATCCTGATATTCCTAATCCAGATATTAGTAAAATGGCAGGCGATGCACAACCTACATCATATGTTCCGTTTAGAAACATGATGTTCTTATCAATTTGCTGCTCTTACGCAGAATCGGTAGGCGCAGACACTGTTTGGTACGGTGCAACAGGTGTAGACAGTATGGCAGGTTATTGGGATGCTGACAAACACTTTATCGATAGTGTCAACAAGCTCATCGGATTAAATAGAAAGCACAAGATTACAATTGAAGCACCACTAATTACAATGGATAAAGCTGATATTGTAAGAAAAGGCGTAGAGTTAGGTGTAGACTTTGGAAAGACGTGGACCTGTTATTCAAACAGAGAAGATGGATTAGCTGATGCCACCACACCTTCTAGTAGTTTGCGTGTAAAAGGATTTATTGACGCGGGGTATAAAGACCCTATCAAATATGTTCAACAAGAAAAGCTTGAAGAGATCTACAAATCTAATAACTGTAAAGATGTCTAGATATGAAAAAAATAGATTTTACAGACATTGACGTATACCAATCTTTCACTGAAGATTATATATCATCTAAAAAAGAGATTGAAAAATATATACAAGAGTTTGAAAAATTGTTTAATATTGAGATTTTTATCGGTAGAT